CGGAGGAGCTCGGGAGATCGTGCTTTAACCAGGCACGCTTCTGGGTTCTTTGCGTCTCAATCCAGTCTGATGTCTTACACCATCAGACCAGGTAGACTTGGGTGGTCTTGTGGACCAGGAGGGCGTCAAGCCCCAGGAGACCCTTATGGTTTATAGGTCTGTGTGTGGACTAGCCATTTATTTGGTGAAGGTCAGACCCGTCTAGGGCCGAACGGGAAATTCGGTCTGTGCGTTGTGAGTAGGACACGCCCCTTGTGGGCACCCCTTCGGGGGCGGCTGAAAACAATCTCTAATTTTGGGATCTTTCCTGAGGATAAATAGAAAGATCATCCGGTGAACTACGCCTTAAGTGTGTTATGATAAAGTACAACCATAACTATTGCCCATGTACCCCCTGCGACCAAGCGATAACAAGCTAGGCAACGACAAGGTATATGACGTGATGTTAGGGGTACGCTATCGTATCTTCTCGGCGGCTGTCTCTGCTCTTACAGGCGGAGTCAAAAGCCGGGACCCTATGCTGGATAATCTCGTCGGAGGGACTTCGGTTCCTTCAAAGGATGATCTGGCGCGTGGTGTTGAGGGGTTGGGTCAGGGGGCCACCCTAGCAGATATGACGAAGGCGGCATCTGCTTTCTTGTTTCGTAAGGTGATGGGTGACACGAGCAAGGAGGCGTTAAAGGCTGCGGAAGTCAAATTTGTTGGGAAGATGGGGAAAGTGGAGCCTCATCGGTTCTCTGATGGTTGGTGCGAAACTGCGCGCGGTGTGACGGCAGGCCTGTTTCCCTTGGGGTGGGATAAGCGTTGGAAGGAATACGTCGAAGATGTAGAACTTCCGAAGCATTCTTGCTTTGAGGGGCCTTGTGCTCGGGCGGATTTCGTCGATTCGTTGGATGAGAGAACGTTTCGAGAATGGGCACGGGGAGAGACCGAGATTACTCTCAATTCTAAAAGGAGGGTTGTAGGGATTCCTGATGGTGCGAAGGTTCGGGTGGTCACTTTGGGCGATAGCGTCCAGGCCATCTTGCAGCCACTGCACCGTCTTCTCTATGACATACTTTCGGAAAAGAGGTGGCTATGTAGGGGGGAAGTCACTTCTAACGAGATAGCTTCTCGGCTTGACGGGGTTCCTGGCTTAGATGAAGAAGTCTTCGTCTCAGGGGACTATGAGAGTGCGACAGACAATTTTAACTTG